AATCTCACTCCTTATGTATATATAATGACATAGAGTGTAACCTATGCCAACTGTTTTTTTTGCGAAATAACATAATTGCAGGATTTCTCCCGCCTGTCATACTCTTACAGTGCTTCCAGTCCCGCTTTCCAGCTCATCTTACCGACAATTCCATCCGCCGCCAGCCCGTGCTTGCTCTGCCAGGTCTTGGTTGCCGATTCCGTGCCGCTGCCGAAGATGCCGTCCGCCGCCGCGCCGATGATGATCTGCCATACCTTTACCGCGTTGCCTTTGCTACCCTTTTTGATCGTCTTCATGTTGTAATCCTCCGTATTCTGATTCTGTGCCGGTGTCGCCGCGCTTACCGGCTTGTTAAACAATGCCTGCTCTGCCGCCCGGCGCCGCCTTAATCCTGCCAGCACCTTGCCGTTGGCTTTGCGATACTGTGTCATTGCCAGCGCGATCTGCGCCGCCGTTCTGCCCTTGCAAAGCTTCCGGAGATTTCCGGCGCCCAAGTTAAAGGCAAAGCTGACCAGCGCATCAAACTGATTCTGGTTGAGATTTGCGGTGATCGGAACATATGCGGGATTGTTGACGTATCCCTCAAACTTTGCAATGTCCTGCTGCAGGTATGCGTCCGCCTGCGCCTGTGTGATTGTCATGCCGCTATGTACGCCCGCCGTGTGACCGTACCCGATGGTCCATACACCGGCGGCGCACCGGTATGCTGCCAGTCTGCATCCCTCGTACTGCTTGATAAGGGCAAGTCCTGCCTGTCCAATTTTTCTATTTGCCATTGTCCTCTACCTCCTTATCTCTCAGCTGCAACAGCACATCCTTAAGCTTGTCCGGGATCGGGATGAACATTGCCGCGTTCTCCAGCAGGCTAAGCGCTTCATTGCAGATGTAAAACATAATCACAATCTCCCGCAGCGCGATCGCATCATTCAACAGTTTCTGAATCGAATATGCTACTGCGATCACGATGAACATCACAATCTTTTTCAGAAGCCCCTTGAAGCCCGTCTCTGAACTCAGTGTCTTGGTATAAATGCCCTTGATAACTCCGGTCACATAATCCGCCACCGCCAGAAACACGATCGTCTTAAGCAGCATATCCCAGCCGCCGAGCCAGCCGGCAATAATCCCGCCGACGATTCCTACAAAAATGCTTGTGTGATTAAAAAGTTTTTCCATATCCTTATCCTCTCTTTCCTTATAATAAGTATAAAACCTGTCTTATCAGTGTTTGTGCCAACTGAATAGCGCCGGACGCTCGATCACAAAGATCAATTGTTCGACGCTATGACTATGGTTCTGTTACTGTTTTGCTTCTGCAATTTCCTGCAGCCGACTCTCGATTTGTGTTAAAGCCGCATCTAACTTCTCCCAGTTCTCATTCTGCGCTGCAACATCATAAAATTCATGTTCCTCCGGCACGTTAAAGCCATAATTCTCCGTCTGTTTCATGATTCTCCTCCTACATCATAGTTGTATCTTCCTCGGCACTTTTCTTCGCCGGTTCCTCATATGTCTCCCCAGTGATCTCCTCATATTCCCCGGCTGTGATCCACTTTCCTACCGCATTGTACACACGGGTTTTGCTCCAAAGTTTCTTGTCATAATATCCTTTTACCTTTTCATAATGTTTACTCATCCAATGTCACCTCCATCTGCATAGCCAGATAATCCATATCGGCAGCAAGCTTCTGAATATCGGTTGTATTTCCATCAACCGTCTTATTTGTCGCGGTAACTGTTTCCGCCATCTCCGATGCGATTGCCGATGCTTCCGCAAGTTTTGATGCCAGATCCGTGACGCGCTGCGAATAGTCATCACTTTCTCTTCCGAGAACTACCGTCGCATGATTATCCTCAAGCACCACACGTTCAAGCACCACATACTCAGTGATAATGCTGGTCCGCTCATCATGATCATAAATCTCCAGCCGTGCCAGATCATTTTTGACCGAAAAAATATCCTGCAAAGATTCGCAGGACTGGTTTTCAAATACAATATTCAATTTTCCGTTTTCATGGTTTGCACTTACAATTTCGTAAGTGTCTTTTGAGGTTTTCAACTTCATATACTTTTTCCCTTTCTTCTTGATTTATACGCCAATGCTAAAAAAATACACCTGCACTCGAGTTGCCAGCGTACTTGCGCCCCTATTCTTCACAGCCATATTATATCCTTCCATGTTGGCCGTGAAATTCAACGAGTTACCCGAGCAGTTTATAAAATAAATATATCCCCCATTCTGATACGTACTTGGAATTGCCTGGTAAAATTCCCCGCCCGCTGCCAACGTAATCTCCTGTTCATATAAGCCCACATATCGAGCTGCCTTTGCCATTCTTGCATCCGTCTCCGCTTCAGTATAGTACCTGTTATCGTGATAATGTGTAAGGTCTGCTTTCAACGCAAGCAGACCATCAACAAATGCTTTTGTATAATACACCTTGTCATGGTTGTGCTCGCTATCAGCTTTTCTGGCAAGCATCGTATTCATATCTGTTTTTGTATAATATCTGCTATCATGATCGCCAGAGCTTTTATGACTTGTCAACATTTCGCTCAACGCCGCAATCAGTTCCGCCAGCGATCCCTTAACATTCGGATTCGCCTGTCTGGCATCCAGTGCATATCCCGCTTCTGTGACTGTGTTCGTGTTCTGCACCGCAGTTTTGAGCAGCCGCTTGTCAATCTCGCTCTCCGCCGTCTGGAAGTTCTCATTGACCATCGCCAGATCTGCAACGTCTTTTCTCTCAAACAGCTTGAATTTGAATAAATCCGTAAGTTTCATCTCATACCTTCTTTCTGATTCCTATATCCGCAACCTCTTCCACTGTGAAGCGTGCCAGATCATCCACTGCATACGCCGCTATATTCTCTACCGCAGCACTCAAATTCCGGGGGACGCTCAAATTCCGCAATTCCCAATGTGTAAACTGCGCCAGAATAATATGTGGATATGGTTTAAGCGCCTGGTACTGATTGTACAGTAAAGAAAGATTCAACTGTAAGTTGCATGGAACTATCTCTTCCAGCATTTCCGCGACCACATCATACTGATTCTTCTGCGCAAGTCCCACCTTAACCGTTACGGTCTGGCCGGCAATGTCCAGATCCAGCGTATATTCAGCTCCGCATAGTTCCTTTAGCTTCTGATCGAGGAAAGCATAATTGTACGGCAGACACACATTCCACTTTGTAATGCATCTGAAAATCCGGTCTTCCAACGTATCATCTGCCTTGGGCTGGATTCCCATGAGTTGCTCATATCGAACAATGCCCTCCTCATCGCAGGTCACGATATAGCGGTTGGCAATGATCCTGTTATGTTCCGCCTCAATTATCTGGAACTCCGGTGTTTCCGCATCCATAGGTGCGGCAAGTTCCTTATACGCCTGCAAATACAAAGGGAGCAGTTCCTTAAGATTGATATAACGATCAGCCATAAGTAACCACCCCCAGTACCGGGATCTCATATTCTGTTAATTCGACGTTTCCCCCGCCGTTAAGCGTTGTACCGGTCACATCCACCACACCCTTCACGCCCATGATCGCTGCATCAATAGACGCAATCCGCACAACCAGTTTCGACTGATTTTCCCAGTTTTTTCTAAGTCCGGCAAAATACTCCTCTATGGCTGTCTCGATCTGGGTCTTGCAGGTATTAAGGTCATACCCGTTATCATAGGTTATCGTCGCCGCAATATTAACAGTGACTTCGGATGCGGTGTCAACTGTCACCGCGTGCCCGATCGGTGCAAGGCCATCGCCATGCCCGTCTTTATTCGGGTCAAATTCTTTCTGCACCGTCTGAATCAATACATCCGTTGCCTTTCCGAAAACACTGTCTAAAATCACAAGTTTGACCGTTCCCGGACCATTCCATGCCCGGATCACTTTAACAGCGCCAACTCCTGCTATTCCCAGTGTTTTGTCATGATAGTCCTTTGCATTCCCGGCAAAAGCCCGTTCATTGAAAGATTCCTGATACCGCAATCTAAGAGTTTCGGTATCCTCGTCGTCCTCTCCGTAGATCAACACACGCGTAAGTTTTGCCGTCGTGAGCCCCATCACATACTCCACCGGGATAACATCCCCCAGGTATTTGGTTGTGTAATATAAAGAAGCAATAGAAGTGTAAAATTTTTTGCCGTTCCTATCCGGCACTTGCGCATTGTGCCGGACAGGTCGGGCATTATTCGGGCAAGTCTACCTTGCCGACAAAAGAATAATAGATTTCAATTTCCTGCCTGCGGTTTTTGTTCTCGTCATAGCTGCACTCATGCACTACGATTTTCTCGATAAACTCCCGCAGCAGGGTAGGGGTAAGTTCCTCAAAGCTGGTGTACTTGCGGACAATGTTCATAAACTTCTCGGCGTTTACCGTGGCTTCCTGCGCCTTTGCAAGTTCCCCTTGCAGTTCGGCGGCTCTCTCTTTAAGCTGCCGCTGCTCGGCTTCATAGTCTGCCGACAACTCCGCAAACCGTTCATCAGAAATGCGCCCGGTCACGCTGTCCTCATAAAGCCGCTTGAAGATAGCGGACAACTCGGCTATGCGCTTCTCGGCTGCGTCCAGTTCCTTTTTCTTGGCGGCATTTCTGCGCTTGCCCCCGTCCTCGTTCTGCTCGATCAGCAGCTTCATAAACTGCTTTTCGTGCCTTGCCGCATAGTCGGTCACTTTCCGCAGATTGGCGGTCACTCCCGCTGTCAAAAGGTCGGTGCGGATAAAGTGCGCCGTACAGTCCTTGACACGCTTCTTGTAGTTCCCGCAGATGTAGCAGTCCTGCCGCCTTGTCTTGTTCTCATACCTCTGCTGGTAGAGGACGCTGCCGCAGTCGGCGCAGAACAGCAAGCCGGAGAACAAGCCCACTTCATCATAGCGGTTGGGGCGTTTGCGCTGCTTGCGTAACTCCTGCACCCGTTCCCATGTGGCAAGGTCGATAATCGGCTCATGGGTGTTCTCGAATACCGCTTGCTTTTCCTCCGGGTTTTCTACGCTGGACTTCACTTTGTAGGAGATTTTCTCGGTCTTGAAGTTTACCGTATGCCCCAGATACTCCTTGCGTTCAAGGATATGGACAACGGTATTTGTCGCCCATCTGTACGGGTAATCGGGGTAGTAGCGGCGGGTGCTGCCCGTCCTGCGGTATTCCAGCGTCCCCGGCGTGGGGATTTCCTGCTCGGTGAGCATACGGGCGATTTTGGTCGGGCCGTTCCCGGCAAGGCACAAGCTGAATATCTGCTTGACTACCGGGGCGGCTTCCTCGTCAATGATAAAGCGTCCGTCCTCGCCTTTTAAGTAGCCATAGACGGGCTGGCTGGTAATGGGCTTGCCGCTCATGCCCTTGCTTCTGAAAACTGCCTTGATTTTCCTGCTCGTGTCTCTCACCATCCATTCGTTAAAAAGATTTTTTAGCGGCGTTAGGTCGTTGTCGCCCTGTGCGCTGTCCACTCCGTCATTGATGGCGATAAAGCGGACGCCTTTCTTGGGGAAAGTGATTTCCGTAAACATTCCGACTTGCAGGTAGTTCCTCCCTATGCGGGATAGGTCTTTGGTAATGACGCATTTTACCTCGCCATTCTCCACGCAATCCATCATTTCCATAAAGCCGGGTCTTTGGAAGTTCGCCCCACTCCATCCGTCGTCAACGAAAAAACGGTAGTTCAAAAATCCATTGTCACGGGCATAGGTTTCCAAAATGCGCTTTTGGTTGGATATGGAATTGCTCTCGCCCTGCAATTCATCATCTTTACTCAATCTTGCGTAAAGGGCGGTAACGGGTGCTAATTGGGTGGTCTGTCTAATCATGGTTTCCTCCATTTCCGACAGCCGCCCCGCTATTCCGTACAAAGATTGTACCATACGGGGCGGCGGTCTGTATAGTGGTTTCTGCTTCTTTATCGCCTGTCATAATGACGATTTTTCAAAAAAGGCTTGTCATGTCACACAAGCGGTAGAAAAGTTCATACTTCTGTGCTATACTTTTGTCAAAGCAATTATTAAGCGGGAGAATAGCCACATGAAGAAAATATATTTAATCGGCGGGGCAATGGGTGTTGGAAAAACAACAGTAGCACAAATCTTAAAAACAAAATTATCAAACAGCGTTTTCCTTGATGGCGATTGGTGCTGGGATTCTGACCCATTTCAAGTTACAGAAGAAACAAAAATTATGGTTATAGATAACATTAGTCATTTGCTTAACAACTTCATTCATTGTTCTGCATATGACAACATCATTTTTTGTTGGGTAATGCACGAACAGAGTATAATTGACGACATTCTATCAAGGTTAGACCATAAAGATTGCAAGGTTTATTGCGTTTCCTTGGTTTGTGACCCTGATGTATTGAGCGAAAGACTGCGCAAAGATATAGAGCAGGGTGTTCGTTTGCCATCAATTATTGAAAAAAGCATTTCATATCTTCCGAAGTACCGACTGTTATATACAAAAAGGATTGATGTTTCTAACAGTTCGCCAAATCAGATAGCAGATGAAATAGCGGCGTTATAATCACTCCCATTCCAGCGGTCATGCTCCCCGGCATGACCGCTTTTCTCATACCCCCGGCTCATGCAGTATAGGGCGGCTTTGGTGCGGCTGCGGTTTCCGCTTCCAGCACTTTCATCATCTTGTCGGCTGCGGTGGCGGTGGTGTCTTTCTTGAAAAAGCCGGAAACAATGAGGACGGTGTTACCCATGCGGGTTTCCGTCACGCAATCCGGGCGGCGGTCTGTGGGGCTGGCGGTGCGGTGCTTTTTATCGGTCATAGGCAACTCCTTTCATTTCAGCAGTTCTTTCAGCCTGTCCAGCTTGGCTTTTGCGGCTTCCTTTCGGAAATTCTTTGCCGTGAAGCAGACAGGGGAACACATTTCAATCAGTCTGTCATAGATACGGGCGTGGGCGGTGTCCTGCGGGTTTTCCAGCATATCCGGCGTGTGGTTGGTGGTGACGATCAGCGGCTTGCCGCTGCGGTATCTGCTGTCAATCACATTGTAGACTTGCTCCAAACCGTACTCCGTCCCCCGTTCCATTCCAAAATCGTCAATGATAAGCAGGGGGTAGCGGCAAAGGCGGTCAATGTACTCGTTGCGCCCCTCGAAGCTGGCGGCAAGGTCATTGAGGATAAGGGCAAAGTTTGTCATGCGGACGGGGATTTCCTGCTCCATAAGGGCGTTTGCAATGCACCCGGCAAAATAGCTTTTCCCTGTGCCTACCTTGCCCCATAGCAGCAAGCCGTGGTTGCCCTCTTTCATCTGCTCCCAACGCTCCACATAGCTGTGCGCCATTCCCATTTGGGGGCATTTGCCGTTGTCATTGGCAAAAGTCCATTCCCGCATTTTGCTGTCGGTAAATCCCCGGCGTTTCAAGTCCTCTACGGTGTCAAGGTGTTTCCTGCGCTGCTCGGCGGCTTCACGCTCTAACCGTTTCGCCCGCTGGCAGTCACACTCTGCCGGGTGGCGGTCACGCCCGAACAGGGCGGCTTTATCTGCCGGGAAATATGCTTCTTTCGGTGTCCGGCAACTGCCGCAGTACAAAAGCCCGTCCTCCCCGGTGTAGTCCTGCGGCTCGGCTGCGGTATCGAAAACCTTTTCAAAATCATTCGTCATAAGCTCTGTCCCTCCTTGTAGGTGTAATCGGGTATGCCCTGTTTCGGGGCTGCCTTTGCGGTATCGTCTGCCGCCCATCTGCGGATTGTGGCAGCGTGGTTTCGGTATTTCTTCCCGGTGGAAGCGATATAGCCGGAAAGACGGTCAATATAAAACTCCCATTTGCCGGGTAATTCCTCTTGCAGTTCCGCAAGTTCTGTATCAGACAGGAAAACATTGCTGTATCTGCCATAGGCGGCGGGGGCGGGGTGTCCTATATCTCCCTCTCTCTCTTTCTCTAACTCTATATCTATCTCTTTCTCTATCTCTATCTCTGGTGGACAAATGTCCGCTTGATATGGTGGACATTTGTCCGCACCATGCTTTGGCAGGGCTTTTTGCAGTTCAAGCCTTGCCCTGCGCTTGCGCTCCCCCTCGGTGGAAGATTGCCCTATCAGCAGTTCAATATTGCTCATGTAGAGTGCGCCGTTTTGCAGCGGCTCTACAAGCCCCAGCTTCAAGAAAATCTGTAAAGCACGCTCTACTGTGCCGACTTGCTGCCGGGTAATGGTGGCAATCATCTGCGCCGTGTAGGGGATATTCTCGTCAAGCTGCAACTTCCCGCCGTTCTTCAGCGATTTTAAGTACAGCTTCAAGAGGATATTGGAGTACAAGATACCGTCCTGCATACTTTCCAGCAGCACGATAGCGTCCTCGTCAAAGTAGTTCTCTTTCAGCTTGAGGTAGTAATATTTGCGGTTATCTGACATTGGCGGTGTCCTCCTTTTTCCAGCGTTTGGAGTAATACCGGGGGCAGAGTACCACGATAGCCCGGAAACTCTGCTTGCAGTCGTGGGTACAGCCCCGGCATAGGTCGTTGTAGGTGATACGGTTGCGGTGGTTGAGGAAGAAAGACCATTCAAGCCGCCGCTTCTTGCTCATGCGTGGCATGGGTGACGCTCCTTTCTGCCGTTTCCTGCGGTGTAGCAGGATAGGCGGTAAATCTGTATATTCCCGGTGTCATTTTCGGGGATTTTCTGCCCTGTAAGCCCCTTGAAAATGCCGGGTGGTATTGCGGGTAGGGTGCAGGGCATACCCCTGTTTTTGTATGGTTTCGGTATCATTTCGGGGCGGTGTTTATCGGTCATGTTCGTGCCTTTTCTGCTGGCTCGGTGCGCCCCTCATCATCTGGTCGATATTGCCCTTGACCGTCTGCAACTCCCGGACACGCTCTTTTTTCTCCCGGTAATCGTTGTACCGGGCGTTCTTGTCGGCGGTTAGCTGCTCAATCTCGGCTTGCAGGGATTTGTAGGTTGGCAGCTTCTTTATGCCATGCTCCCGGAAGTACCGGGCGGCTGCGTCCGCTATGATAAAGTCGCTTTCGTGCTTCTGTCGGTAGGCAGCTCTTGCCTTGTCCGATTTCTGCGCTTTCAATCCGTCCCGCACATCTTTGGTCTTGGCATAGCGCAGGACATAGCCCTGCAACTCCTTTTTGTCCTGCAACGCCGCTTCAAGGGTTTTCAGTTCTGCGGTGCTGTCATGGAGATCCGCATAAGCGGCGGTAATGGCTGCGTCAAGCTGCTCCGGGGAAGTAAAGCCGTACTGCTCATAGGCGGCAACGGTAGCCGCCATCTGTTTGAGGTTGTGGACAGCCGCCCAGCGGTCATAGCCCACGCCTTTCCCCTCGGCTCGCTTGGCTTCCCGGTCAACCATGCGCTGGATAGCGCCCTGTTTCGGGGCGGTTTTCGCTGTTTTTCCCTGCTGTAATCGCTCCCGGATAGTGCGGGTGTATTCGGGTATGGCTGCGGCTTTTTCGGCGGCTCTGTGGGCGTTCTGCTCCAAAAGGGCAAGTACGGCGGTGCGGTCAAAACCGTCCCCCAGCTTCCGGGCGGTGATGGGCTTGGTGCGCTCCGGCGTGAGGTAGGACAATCGCCCCCGGCTCTCCTTGACAGTCACGCCCTGCCGGAGAAGTAAAGCGGAAAACTCGTCATAGCTGGTAGCAGAGGACAGGGCGGCTCGGATAATCTGCCGCAACTTTTCCTTGTCCGTTTCAAACTTGGTGGGCTTGGGCGGTTGCTCCCCGGCGGGTAAAGCGGCGGCTTGTGCTGCGGCCTGCCTGTCCAGCTTGGCTTGCCCTTTCCGCTGCGCCCAGTATTCACGCTCCGTCACCCGGTTTTTGCTCCCATGCAAGAGGTCAATCTGATAGAGGTTTTCCCAGTGGCACATCTCCATGACTTCGGCTTTGAAATACTCCATAGCTGCGTCGGTGCAGCGGTGCTTGCACCCGGCTTTTGTATCTGCCGGTCTGTCCATGTAGGGCAGCAAGGGTACTTCCTCAATCCGCAGACTGTTAATGACGATATGCACATGGATATTGCCGCTGTGGTTGTGTCCGTCCGGGTGGGTGCAGACAATGGCTTGGTGTCCGGGGAAGTGTGCTTTACAAAATCTCTCGCCCAACTCCTGCGCCCGGTCAACGGTCAATCCGTTGTCTGTCCCGTCCCGTGGGTCAAAGGAAATGATATAGTGGTGGCTTTTCACATCTTCCCGCTTTTGGTTTTTGCCATAGCGGAGATTGGAGCGCATACAGGCAACGGCAAAATCCTCGCCGCCGCAGTTCAAAGTGGCAAGCCGATAGTCCTCGCGGGGAACAAGCCGCCCGGTTTCATCAAGGGTGGGGCGCATGGTAAACTCGTCATGCTCAAAGGTCAAATACTGCTCGGCTGCGCCGTAGTCGGCATTTTTAGAGCTGATATGTTTGAATGTTGCCAACCGCTTCACCTACCTTTCGCAAGACTTCAAACTTCAAGGCGGCAAGGTCGGCTATGGCTGCCCGTACCTCGCCGGATAGTGCGTTGTAGGGTGTGCCGTACTCGTTGAGGGCGCGGGCGATCTGGTTGAGGTTGCCGCCGATTTTCCCGTATTCGGCGGTCAACTTCCCAACGGCGGCAAGCAGTTCATCATTGACCGGGGAAATGGTAACAACGGGGCGAATGGTAGCCCGTGTTATGGCTTGCCGGATAAACTCGGCTTGGCTGATGTCGTAATGCTCCAGCCGCCCGGTGAAGTCGGCGTATTCTTCCTCGGTCATGCGGGTCTTGACTACATGGCTGCGGTGGGGCGTGTTGTATCTCTTGGCTATGGGTATCACTCCTTTCTGTGCGTGGTATTCCGGCGTGGTGGTCTGAAAAAGGCAAGCTGCCCCTTTTACTACCCACACCACCAAAAAAGCAAAATTGCCAAACGGTTTCGGAAGATTTTTTGCGGCGCAAGCCGCATAGCAGGGTTTGGGGAAGGCACTCCCCAACAAGATTTACCGCAGGGGCAAAACCGCAGATATGCGGATTTTGGCACCGTGGTAGAATCTTGCTCTAAGAAACTGCCGCTTTCCTCTACGGCTGACTTTGCGGCAATCCGCAGGGGGCGGCTTGGCTTGTTTCCGTCAATATAGCGATTGCGGTGGCGTGTCCTGCCCGCTGTGGTTTTGCTTTCTTCTACGGACGGAAATGGAAAATGCCAAACGCTCCCTTGGATTTCTTCATCACTACTACGGTAGCCCCATACCTTTCTTCCAAATGGCTGCGGTATTCTTTTCATCACTACTACGGTACGCAAGACCGTTTTGGGCAAATTTCCCCGTCACTTTCTACAACAACAGGAATGTGCGGTCTGCCAAAAATGGGCGCAAAAAAAACGCCACGGACTTTCAAAAAATCTGTGGCGTTGCAGCTTGGTCGATATTCAATTTTCATTTCCATAATGTGAGGGGAGCGACAGCACTTTAGTCTGTCGCTCCCTTGATTACCCATCAGCGGAAACAGGCAGGGCTGTCAACGGCGGCGCATTTATACGCCGTTCATCTTGACCGTTGACTGCTCCGGCTGATTCCGCTATTTGTTGTGGGATTACAGCTACATTCAAATCTTTTGCGCTGATTAGTGTTTCTTGTTTGCATTTCGGACAGAACAGAGGGAAATTTTCAAGTATTGTATCGGGGCGTATCTTTGTTCGTGTTTTATTTCCACAAATAGGGCAAAGCACCCACCTATCAGGCGATTTAATCATTTTAATTTTCATTATTTAAGGAAAGAAATGTAAATTGTGAAGTTATCGGGAATGTAGCTGATACTCAATCCCTTTTCGCCATTTGACAAAAGCGTACCGATAGAAACATAGTCCTGTCCCTCAATTTCTTCCGACACTTCCTCTATTATAGAAAACCCCTCTTGCTTCAAAAGCTCTAAATAGTCGTTATAGTCGGTTTCGCTTATATCCACAATACTGATACTGCAATTCTCATGTTCCGTATCAAGCATAGCCCAACCGACCGTACCGGACGGGACGGGAAGCCCCTCGGTGTATTCATTCACAGGCCATACACCCGCGTCAAGCATGGTATTGCTTTCTGTTTGTGTATTGCTTGGATTATCCGCAGCGGACGGCGTATCTTGATTGGAACAGGCAGCCAAAGAAAGCATAAGTAAAATAGCGATTATTGAAACAAATTTTTTCATAGCTACCTCCTGTTTTTGCGGACGGTTCGGATAATCTGAATGATTGCGATTGTAACCGCGATTACACCGACTGCCAAAATGATTTGTGAAGCGTCAAATCCAAAAGCTCCCTCAACTTGAATGTTTGTCATTGCGTCTGCTTGTCCGATTGCCCCGTCCGGCACTTTCCCGGATTGGGTAGTGGCGTAAATCACAAACGCTGCAACGGCAACGACAAGGGCTGCAACGCTCGAAATAATCCCTTTCCGTTTCTGCGGTGCTGCGCTGTCAATGCCTAACTGCTCGGCGGTATTCTCTGCAAACTCTTTGGGAGTGCCTAACCGTTCGATTACCTGTTGTTCCGTTTCGCCATGCTCCAACGCAGAAGCAAAGACTTCATTCAGATCACGCACGACCTCTTTTTTTGCTTTGCGTGTTAAACTCAATTCCTTTTCCACTTGCTTAATGTATTGCTCTTTCATTCTGATACCTCCGCTGTTTGATAGGTGGCAATAAAGCCATTTACACAACTTTCATAGCTCGCCCAAAATAAAATCAGCTCGTCTAATACCTCTCTGCCCTTATGGGTAAGGGAGTAGTATTTTTTTGATCCGCCATTTGCCGCTGCCGGGGCTAATCGGCATTGGATTAACTCGGCTTCCTGCAAACGATACAGAATAGGGTAAATCGTTCCCTCTTTTGCATAGCCCAAAACGGACGCGCTGTTATTTAGCTCTGTAATGATTTCATAGCCGTAGGTTTCTTTGCGTCCGATCAAGCACAAAAGTATCATTTCAAGAGAGCCTTTTTTGAATTGCTGCACATACCTGTTATCCATACTCTCTACCTCACTTTAGTTTTGCTATTTAGCGTTCCTAAATAGCAAAACATATTATAACTCCCGGAGGTGTTCAAGTCAATAGAGTTTATAGAAATGTTACAAATGCTTTTTAGACTTTACCCTATAATTTGCCTTGCTCGGAATAGCGGCGGGGCTGACTGTCCTTGTCCTGTTTTGTTGTGCTTCTTTATTAACCATGAGCATTCGTTCCCGGCTGCTCCCGGCTGCTCACAGGTTACCTGTCCGCTTGCAGTTACCTTATAAAAGTGATCCCCGCCGGTAAAACGTGTTCCGACCGGTACCTCCACATCCGTCTCTAATTCCAGTACCGCATAAGTAGCTGTCTTGGGTGTGATACCTCTATCCGCGCATAACCGGATCAGGTACTCCCGCGATGCTGTATCGCCGAATGTCTCCGCCAGCATGCAATCAAATGCAACATACAGCGATGCCAATTCGACCGCCGCCGGTGCAAGCGCCATATATACAGGACTGCTCTCTCTCTTATCCAGCGTATCCGGGATGCGCTCAAGCATCCTCTGCATAATTGCATCAAACGTCTGCTCCTCGTACACTTATACATCCACCTCCTTCTGGGCCGGAACGCTGCCAAATTTCGTATGAGCAACGAACGTAACCAGCAATTTTCTTCCTTTTTTCTCAAACTCAAAACTGTCGCAGGAATCAATCCTGTCATCCTGCACCAGAGCCTCCGTGATGCGCCGCTCTACCTCCGACATGACATAATCGATTGGTTTTCCGAACAGATCCTTAAGTTCCACACCATAGTCCCACGAAAAAATAATATACTGATACCGCTCGGTATTCAGAATGTTATAGATCGCCTGCTTAATCGCTTCGACATCATCGCACTGCCCTATGATCCGTTCACTTTCCACGATCATTCTCGGACAGAGGGACGGCTGTTCTACCACTTCAACATTTTTCAACTGGTTTGATACCGGTATCATGCTTACACCACCTTCCCGATTACAAGATATTTCTGCCCGCCCTGCTGCCGGACCACCTGCACGCTGTCACCAATACTCAGACCGCTATGTACCGTCACCGTTAATTCGCCGCCATATTCATGGTTATGCTCCGGCGTACCGCCGTCCTCGGTATGCGTCGGCTTTACTGTCACCTTGATTTTACGCTCTTTCAAATGTTCCGGCAGAATCAGCATGCTTCCGCTGATCTCAAATCTCTGTTCGATTTTGATTTTTAAAGGGCTGGCGGATGTTACCGTCCCGGACATCACCGTAGCCGGATACCCGGCATCATTCGCATTCGTCGATACCTGCTGCACCGCCCGGACAAAATCATTTGCGTCATGCACTAAAATCACCTCCCGATACTGTCAAATCCATTGTGTGTTTGCTCTCGCCGTACTTGTGAACGCATTTTTCTACCAACATGAGATTCTGAAGCTTCACGTCACCGAGATCAAGCTGCACCACGACGAGCGATCCACCGCGCACCCGTGAGTCTCCGGCGGCATCCTTGACTGTCAGCGTCCGCGTCTCCTTATTGTAAAGCTGTAATAACGCGTCCGCCTTTGCCTGCCCGTTTTCTCCCTTTTGCAGCGCATCAAAATACTGTAAAATTCCCCACCTGTTGATATTGGATGAATCCTGTGCGATATAAACCTCCCGCTTCCCGGCATCCTCATTGTCATAAACCAGTTTGATCCGGTTATAGGTATTTTCATCGATGGAAGACTCATAGTCATAATTCTGGCCAGTTTCCGCATCGATCATGATCGGCACATACATATCACCGAGGAAAGACAAATTCAGCTTTCCAAAATCGTCATGCAGGATGTACAAGTCCCCCGTATTCTGCAACGTCTGATCCAGGGCATTACTGATCATATCAAGCAGCGACACATTATCTTCCACCCGCGACGCGATCACCCACACCGTATTGGCAAGTGTACCGATGTTAAATCCATACTTCTCACCGATCAGCGCCACCACACCATCCGCCGTCTTATTCTCATATACGAGCGTATCCTTATTCTTCAGATACCGAATCTGATCATATGCCGTAATCGTCACAATGTTACTGCGATCGCGTTTCATGCGAAAAATGAATCCATAGAACACTTCTTTTCCATCTGCATCCTTGAACCGAACCGGATCACCATTTCCAATGTTGATTCCAGTGTCCACAAAGCTGAATTCGAGCACTCCGGGGCTGATCTGCCGCTCCGTCGTAACCTTCACTTCTTCTTTCACAGGCGGCATATACGCCGTGCTATCATGCTGTATCAATAACTCGTACATATATCCCTCCTACGCCGCCGGAATGGCAAGTACCTGCCCCGGATAGATCAGATTCGGATTCCCGCCGATCACCGACTTATTAGCATTGTAAATCGTTCCCCACTTGCTTCCGTTCCCATAATACTGCTTTGCAATCTTCCACAGGCAATCCCCCTTTTTCACCGTGTAAGACCCGCCGGACGGCGCGTTGGATGATGCCGCTCTTGCTGCCTGCATTGCAGCTCTCGGCTTCGGAAGCGAAATGTCAATCGTACACGCCTTGGTTGTAAACTCCCGGTACTGCCGGAGCTTCACTTTTACCGTTACGTCCAGCCCTTCCCCCGCATCCTCCACAATGTCGTAACTTTCAATCGATACCTTCATGCTGGTATCAAACAGACGCTGATTCGTCCCATCCGTTCGCGTGACTACATACTGAAATGCACTCTTGGCGCTCATCAGTGCCTCCAGCTTGTCCAGATAGTATTTTGCCGGACGGAATCCGCTCGGGTATACCGCAAACGGGTACTGCACCGCCGGAAGCAGCAGCTCAAAATCCACGTCCGTCAGACCGGGGCTTTTTAAAATATTGGCTTCCCCCTCATTGATCAGTGTGACCGTTTCATTTTTGCCGTTGATTTTCATGGTGATCTTGGACGGCGTAACGGGAAATAAAATGCCATCCATATACAATCTGTATGCCACGGTCATTCCTCCTTTCCTATTAAAAATAATATATAAAAAGAGAGCCTGTTTCCAAGCTCTCTAATTACCTTATGCTACTTCCAGTCTCTTCTTTGCTCTGCTAATTGCCACATCACACACCGCATTAACATAGTCGTCAACCTTTTCATTGCGAATTTGCTCCGGCTCTAACTTTTCAAACCATTCCCTTCTGAAATTCTCAATATCCTCCGGTGACATATCATCCATTTCTTCTAACAGTTCCACTGTCATTCTCTCTACTTCTGTCATCTTACCACCCCAGCTTTCTCGCACCGCTTCATAGCTGTCATGTATCCCCAGTAAAAAGCATCTTCCTGCACGGCAACAATATATTCTTCCAGCGCATCATCAAGAACATCTCGTGCTTCTATTACTCTCTGGCTTGCCATTGGTTGATTGTCCGCCTCGCCGCTCATTAACTCAATAATTTTCTCACGTTCCTTTAATGCCGTTCTATCCATATTGCACCTCCTACTAATCAGATACCACGCTAAACAATTTTCTTGCCCTCTTAGTAGATTTCTTGATTTTGAATCGCTCGCCTGTTTCATCATTAACCATATATCCTGCTTTCTCATGGAATGTATGTACTGGCATCCCAATATCCTCAAAAAATTCAAGTGTTATGTCTCGCCCGCCATTGAGCATATGCAGTCTATTCACAATTCCCATCCAAGTAACCATATACTCTTCAATGTCCCTATTGCAGTAATTGAATAAAAATTCGCTTACATTCTCCTCTCCAATAGGTTCATCCGGCATCGCTTTAATCTTCTGTGCAGTATAAAAGTAATCTTTCATGCCATACTTTTCGCCATCATATTCCTTAGTTATCGGGAACAACCGGACAAATTCCTGTGGAGTAAGACGTCCTATTCTGGCACTTACTGACTCGATAAATGCCCAGAAATATTGTATCATTTCCTCTTCAAGATTACTTTTTTCAACTTTTTCGTAAGCCACCGGTACATATTTTATGAATAAATACAGGCTCCGAACAAATAACTCCGGGGATAATCTTTTTAACTGTTCTAATGAAATTCCCCCTGCTTTTTGTTCCAATTCCTCTTCCACCCGAGTAAATGCCCTTGTGTACTGCTCGTAACCAGGTTTATAGTTAATGAGTTTTTTGCCCTCAATCACATAGAAATTATACATATGCAGCCACCTCCGTAACCCCATACTTGATTGCCATATCCTTAATAACGGATACATAACCTTGAATGAGCTTTTTGTCGTCGGCGATTACATCTAACTGATTAAGTTTGTCTATCTTGGACTTGCTTACGCCGTTCAATGCTTGTGTTTTCTTCTTATTGCTAAGCCGTATGCTCAATGCCACTCCCATGCGTTCTTCCAAAAGTTTATAACTTTCTTCTCGAATAGCCTTTATGTGCTCATATCCTCCCATCTGCAAAGCAATTTTATTGATAATCTTTGCGCTGTCCGTTCTCCAACTATTCGGATTCAGTGCGATTACATCCTTAATGGAGTCGACCTTTTTATCGAGCTGTTCCACTTTTTCTGCCTGTCGCTTCTGTTCTAACTGCTGCTCTGCAACCGATTGAAATATTCTGCTGAACATTTGGAGTTCTGGCGAAAGCTGTGAAAAGTCAATGGCTTTCTGTTTCACACGTTCCTCCAAATGTGTAAAGTACTCACGCGCTTCTTCTGCTTTCTCGCCGTTCCCCTTCATAGAAAGTTTCTTTGCGAAATGGGCTGTGAGCTTGTAGTCCTGCGTTTTGTTACCCTCGACATTGATGTCGAACCCCCAGTAATCCTCGCTTTCAGTAGCAAATTCATTATCGACAATGTTTGATTTCGCCCATCTAGAAAACTGCCCCTGCGCTAAATCTAAAAACGCATACAGCTTTCTTGCCGTAGTCATTCCCTCTTCATCGATGCCAAGCGCAATCTCAATAGGTGTCTTGTTTACCTGTTCCATTAATTCATTCACTGTAATTCATTTCCTTTCTTCAAAAATTGACTTTTCCACGGAAATAAGCTACAATACACATAGAAATAGTGCTTGCACTTATTTCCAGTTGTGAGAGTAAACACGCACTCGCCAAAGTTACCGTGTTTGCTCTTTTTTTGTTTCTAAATCCCTTTTCACGCAACCAGTAATATAATCTTTCAGTGTAATACCATTCGTAAAACAAAAGATTTTTAACTGTTTGTGAAACTCTTCATCGAGTTCAATTATTACTCTTTTCACTTTCTCTCACCTCCCTGTGTTCGATGATACTACTTTGTAATTATTAAGTCAATATAATAATTACAAATTTTGCAAATATTTCTTTTATACAATTGTGTTTTTTGGTTTTCAGTGGTAAACTCAAACAAAAGGAGGTGCTTATTATGAATGATGAATATTCATTTTCTTCCCGCATTAAAGAATTACGAGAATCACTAAAACTATCTCAGTCTGAGTTTGCAAAATCAGTAGGAACTACGCAAACCACTTTATCTTCATATGAAAATACTAACAAAACCCCCTCACTTGACATATTGAAATCTATAGCAAATACCTATAGTGTATCCTTAGATTGGTTATGTGGATTAAGTGATAAAAGAGATTTGTCACACACTCCTAAAACTTATACAGATATGATCAATATTTTGATTAGTTTAAAAAACTCTTCTGAAATAAATATCAATTTTGATATAAAATCGTATTGCAGTAATGCTCTTCCACTCTCACAATACAAGGACGTTATTATTGAAATTAACGATAAACACCTCGTTGATTTTTATGAAGAATGGAATGATATATTATCTGTATGCAAAAAATCTCCAAGCGGAGAAAAATTATATCAAATTTGGTTAAAAGATATTTTTGAAAGATACAATTTTCCACTCGAAGATGCCTCCCAAAGCCTATATGACATCGACAAAGAATTACCATTTAATTAACTAAAATCCCCGCCTACGTTATGTAAGCGGGGAAAAAATTAGTCAAAATAATTTGCATTATATGTGATTTTCACAAAGCCAAAATTTTCTGCGTTCGCATCGATATCTTGAACATTAAATTCAGCAATCGCATCATTTACGGAAACCAATACATACGAAACTCCATTATCAGTTTCTATACGCGCACTTTCTCCAGCATCAACATTGAACATTTTCAAAATGTTTTCTTTATCGCCTGAGTATGAGAACAAGTCACCTGTACCATTCCAGTATTGATTTGAATAAATCGACAATCTCACCACTGCATCCTCTGCAATAATAAATTCATAATGATTTGAGTTCTTTTCATACTGCAATGTTGTAACCGGGAATTCTCCCTTTGATGTGGAATTTGTCCACTCCTCTTCCGCCACTGGGTCGCCCATGATTTCCTTTAGTGCTTCTACTGAAATTCCACTAAACTGCTGAACGTCTTCAACCACTTCCGCATTTGTGCTACCTGCAGTCTCCTTATTGGCTTTAGAAGCCGTAGCGCCTACAATGCCACAAATCATGAAAAAAACAACTATTAACACCGCGATCAAACATCCATGTCCTTTTTTCTTTGGCTTTACCTGGGACGCACTCTGTTGTTGGTTCAAAGGCATTCCCGCTGTCCCAGCTCTGTGCATTTCCGCATTCATCTCCTGCGTTCCATGCAAAGGACATCCACAATTAGGGCAACTTTGTGCCTTATCGCTAACCTCTTTCCCGCATTCCGGGCAACTAATCAAACTCATAACTTTATCCTCCCTCCTGTTTATGAGTTCGATTATACTACACTGCCCGATATTTGTCATTATATTTCTCTAAGCTCCTTCCTTTACCGCTTCCATCGCCTCCAGTACCCGAGTAGTCAGTCCATCCACAATACCGTCCAGATCATTGGTATTATGCACAGTATTGCTCATACCGGACATATCCACCTTGATTTCCGCCGTCGTAAAGCGATTGATTGCCTCCTGCTCCGCAATATCACGCAGATACTTCAGATCCTCTTCCGACACATCCAGCGAATCCGAAATGCTCGATGTATCACCTGCTATGTTGGCGACATTCGCAGCCATATCAGATGCGGCTCCATAGCTACCTAACGCTCCAGTGTCTCCGCTGTTTCCAAGATCCTTAATACCACCGAAAAAGTCGGAAATCTTGTTCTCTACGCCTTGCCCGAAATCATATCCCTTGTTATAGGCATCACTGTAACTTGCACGATAAGCGATTGTGGGCGCTTCCCTGTCAAGCGTGATTGCATTTTCATTTTTCCCCCACGCAAGCACATTGTTCTGTAACGCATTAAGCCCCGCTGTCCAATCTGTTCCGAAAATCGCATCAATAATCTTGGTGACAACCTCGCCAAGCGATAAAAACCATGAAATGATATTTCCGATCAGATTTGCAACTGCTCCGCCAAAACTGTCAAATCCTCCATTTGTAACATTGAGCACCCATTCAACAATACCTAAAAACGGTTCGACAAAAATACTCCATATGAGCTGTATCAGTCCATTTAATAGCCCTACTCCCGTATTCACAATAAATGCTCCTGCAACGGCAACAGCTCCACAGATATAACCAGTAGCCGATACCGCCTCATCCCTTGTCTTATTTATATGTGCTACAACAGCATACAGCACAGCTATCACAATAATAAGGACAGCTACAACCCATGTAAGCGGACAAGCATATAGCGCAGCATTAAATGCAATCTGCGCGGCAGATGCACCAGTCGTAGCCGCTGTTTCTGCTGCTGTCGCGGTTCCATGTGCAACAGACCTTATCGCAGCGATCATCTTCAACCCATTTGACGCAGCTTCATACGCATTATGAAGTAGAAGAGCGCCGTTATAAATTGCCAGTTCCGCCGCTACTCCACCTATAACTGGTGCGATCATTGACCAGTTGTCCACGATATACGCCCCGCCCGTTACCATTACATCGATCACATTCAAAGCGATCGTTGCCGCCCCGGACAGGGCATTCATAATTCCGGTCAATGCCGTTTGCATATGCTGATCGTTTGCCATCTCATTCAGCCGCTGTAGTACCGGTTGAAATGTCATAAGTGCCTGATTGGAGTAATATGTCCATAGCTGTCCCCAGGTCATTGGCATGGAGTTGAACTTTGCATCTATATCATCTGCCGCCGCAAACATTGCGTTCTTTACAATATCCGCGGTGATCTGTCCATCTGATGCCATTTCCCGGATCTTACCGATTGGAACATCCATGTAATCAGCCACAGTCTGGATCAAGTTCGGCGCCTGCTCGAAGATACTGTTCAACTCATCGCCACGGAGCACGCCAGACCCTAACGCCTGTGTCAACTGTAAAAACGCATTGGACGATTCTGTTGCCGATGCCCCGGCTATCGTAAACTGCTTATTTACCAACTCCGCGAACTGCACAATCTCGCCGGTCGATGCAAAAGCATCCCGGGCATTATTTCCGAGTTTCGCCACCGATGCAGCTGTATCCATATAAGACGCCCTGGAATTCTGCGCCGACAGGAAGATCATCTGCGAGAGTTCATCTGTCGTCTGCATCGTCCCATTCAACGCATTATACTGCGACACCATCATATCAAGGCGCGCCGTGGTCTGCGTGAGTTCATCCGACAGATCCAGTGCGTTTTTTACCGTAGAAATGCCAACATACGCTCCGACAAGCGATTTTACCTTATTCAAGAGAACATCCGTATGCTGTGATCCAGCCTGTATCTTCTGGTTGTATTCCTCCTGTTTCCGGCGCGCGCTCTCCGTGGCACTTGTGATGTCCTGTAAACCCACCATGCCATCGGCAAGCAGCTGCCTCGCTTCTTCCATCGACGACGTATCAATCGCGGTGCTTGATGCATATTCCAGCGCTTCAAAGTTGCTTATCACCATATTCACCGCCGTACAGATATTGTAGAGCGGCGCAGACATACGGTCCGACAACTCTATCGCAGTCTGAATACTTGACATCCTCTTACCTCCTACTTCTGGATTTCTTTTGCCTTGCGCTTCTCTTCCTCGACCCGAAGATCAATGGACGCAATCACAAAAGCTTTCTCATTCCGATCCAATTCAGAAAAGAATGACGGCAGCCAGTGAAACTTCTGCAAGCAATAATGCGCATATGCCGCTTCACCGTCGCCGCCATTGATTAGTTTTTTGCCTCGTCAACCTTCTCCTGCAGCGTCTCATCGATGCCGCTGTATTCCTGCACGAATGTGGCAAGCTCACCGAACTCTTCCGGGTTGTCGACCATTTCCACAATCAATGCCTCTGCGCTCATAACGCCATAGGAATCCTGCAGTTCTGCATTGTGCAGATCCGGCTCCACAACCGCGGCGCAAATCATTTTTCTCAGAAGCTCATCCGTATTAACCTTCTGCCGATACAGTCCAGGCTTGCCAGTTACCGGCACCTCAATCGTACATTCATCCCGGATTGCCGCAGATTCTTTTGTGGACAGAGGTCTGATCGTCCAGAGTAACGGATCACCGTTCTCATCACACAGTGACTTTGTGGCAGCAAACTGCGTTGTCTTTTTGGCTTTCTTATTCTGTTTCAAAAATGCTTTTAAATTTCCCATATGTTTTTTCTCCTCAATCTCTTAATTGGCGGCAGTCTCCCGCCGCCGTTGACTTGTTACAGGTAGGACGGCTCCTTGTAGGATTCCGGGCTGGAATAATCCGCAGCATAGAAATTGATCTCCTGCTCGACAAATCCACCCTCGGCATCAAACATTGACAGCAGCACATCTCCGTCGATCACGCAGTTGTGATAAACCTTTGTACTGCGCCCCATGCAGGTAGCCGCATCATTGTTTGTTGTCTGCAATTCAAACACCGGCAGATGACCGGTATTTTTGTACTCTGTTACGATCCGGTCAAACATCTCCGAGCATTTGTAGACCGTCATTTTTGCCTGCACGACCATTCCGGTCGGCTTCCTGCCGGAAATGATCTTTCCCAGCACCGGAATCTCCTTGGTGCTGATGTTTGCCTTGCCCTCAAAATTCTTTGCGTTCAGCAGATTATACCGCTGTTCGCCAACCGTGACAAAAGCTTCCGCCTCTTTTGCAGACGGCACATCCTGTTCATTCATATAAGCGTTAAACATCTCTTTACCTCCTACTCAATCACGACCATCATATACAACTGTGACATTGCATTGACGATCGTCACCTTATCTTCCACATATACGCCGCGCTTCTCGCTTCCGGCGGAGACCACAACATCATCCTCCGAAAAATTCTCGATTGCTCCAAGCTGCTCTAACTGCTTATGATGCGATGCAATATCGTTCCATAAGCTGATACGACCAGATTCATTGTTCTGAACCTTGCCGTGATACTTCGTGTTGAACAACGATGCGATATCCATCGCGATCTGATCCAGCACACGGATCGTCTGGTTGCTCTGGAAGAGTTCGTTTTTATCCTCCGTAAGTGTCACAAGAGAATTGATGTCCTCTAAGACACGCACTTCCGTTCCCACGCTGTGCAGGACGAATTCACCGGCTTTCACAGCATTCTCAAGCTGTGTCTGCGTATAGGCGGTGTCAATCTCAAGCTCCCCGTCATAGATCGCGTTGGTACAGGTTGCATTAACCCCGCACGCCGCCTCCAGACCCACAACCCACGGAATCACATCCGGGCTGTTCTTCACATTGATGACGCCCTCATAATCCGCCGCGCAGTTATACAGGACTGCCTGGAATTTCGCCCCGACCTTGTCCCTCATACGCTTTGCAAATGCGGCGTACAGTTTCGCCGTGGTAGCATCACTCACACTCGCGCCGATCGTATTCACGGTATATGATTCCAAGAGATCCAGGTATTTCTGGTGCACCTCACCATTGACCGTCCCATTCGTACCGCCTGCCAGCGGAACGCCTGCCGTTGCTTCAAGTGCGGTTTCTTTCCATGTAACCCAGGCATTTTCTTTCAGATCTGCCGCGGATGCTACCGTCTGGGAATCCACAAGCTGCGTATCCAGATACAGCTTCACGTCAAAGCCATCTCCGTCCACATTCGCCGCAATAGCAACCTTCAGATCATTGCCGCGGATTCCGCAGCACTTCGCTGTCGCATAGGTGTTTTCCGCCTTTGCGCCGCCCGATGTCAGCTTATAGATATAAGCCTTTGTCGCATGCGTAAACAGTTCGCGTAACGGCTGCATCTTATCATCTGTATAGGCATAACCGAACAGCGTGAGCGAATTCTTAATGAAATCTTCCTGCGCCACCTCCATCATCACGTTATCTGCACCCCAGTCAAGTTCAAGAGGCATGGATGCCACGCCACGTTCTGACAGATTCGTGGTCACGCGCGCCGCCGAAATAAAATTGATATAAGCACCACCCAAAACCTTATTCTGGGTTGTCCACTGTCCACCTCCGTACATTATCGCACCGCTCCTTTCATGTATTTTTCCATTTTCTTATCCACTTCCTCAAGCGTATAAGATTTTCCTGGTTCCAGTAATGCCGACAGGAGATCCGCCCTGCCCGCATATTTCTTGGAACCAATGATCTGCTCTTTGGTATAAGTAACCTTATTAACTGCTTCTGCCACTGTTTACCTCTCCTTTCACTTCGCATTCTTCCATATACGCATCTTTCTGGCTCTGCCCCAGGAATAACGTATATTCTGCCGTTGCCGACATCACATCGTCCGATATGTCCTTACATTCGATCGTACCGCGCACCATTTTACCTTCTACCTCTATGAGGTCCAGGCACTCGCTCAAACGTTCGTAAACGGTATTGATCTCTTTCTTTGGCTCGTCACTTTCCGGAAAATACTGCACGATAAAAAGCAATGTGGCTTTTCTGCGGCCGGTAAGCCCTCGCGGCACATCCGGATTGATGCAGCGCACAAAAAATGCAGGCTCTTCCATGTCCTGCATCGATGCTTCTGTATGGATTTCATAGTCATCGCCAAATGCGGCATATAAGGCATCTGTGATGCCCTTTAAAACTTCGTTGATCATGCAAACACCTCATTCAGCCACTTATTGAGCTTTTTCCGAAGAACCCCTGGTGCCGCATCGCGGATTTCTTTCTCGGACATGGTAAGCATGTAGTGTCCAGGCACCCAGCCCTTATGATTTGCTTTCCTATGCCCAAACTCAATATAGCTGGCATACTCTACGCTGTTTCGTACCTCAATCACATAAGTATCACCGAAATGATTTACTTTTAAAGTGTCCACGAACTGCACTGCACTTTTTGAATCCAATCCTTCCGCACCACTTCCTTCTGCCTGCGTAGTCCACCCTCGCCTAAGCGTTCCGCCTGTCTTTCCAGAAACTTTATTTCCCATATGAGTAAAGTTCATATCCTTTCCTTTACACTCATATGCTTCTCCAGAATAATCCCCTACCGGAGTACGCTTAATAACCTTTGCCAGCAATCGTGCTGCCAACTCCTTGGCACAGGCTTCCATGAACGCTCTCTGCTGTTCCTCATCGGCAGCTTTCTGAACTCTATCCCGGAACTCCTCCAATTGTTTCAGATCAACCTTTGTATTTCCCATCAAGCCCACTCCTTAAATAAATCCAGCATAATTTCCTGATGCGTCGGGTGCATCCCCGGAACGCCGCTCCTGGTGTACTCCGTGGAATTGCCACAGTGTGTCACGATGATCTTGGAGCCGCTCTTGATTTCCACCTCCGGCGCAACAAACAGCTTTACCGCCTGCGCTACCGGAGATGCCGCATCGGTCTTTTCTGCCTGTGCGATCGTCTCAAACGACAGCTTGCACGGCTGATTTTCCAAGACCACGGTGTCCGTGTATGTCACAACGCCCTTTTCCTTGGTCTTACGGTGTTCCACAACCGTGCAGGTATCTTCATACATGGCTTCAATTGCCATTCTGACCATATCCATCAAAACACCACCTTCCGGTAACGGTTCAGCACCGGCTTGTAATTCTTCATAAGGCTTTCCGAGAACTCCGCCGCGGAAGTCTTAAAAGATGTTGTTGTATCGCCGATCTGCACCGAAGAAACCGTCTGTGGTATATTGGCACTCCCCATATGCTCATTCCGGTAAATATCCATCGCCATGCGCAGTACCGTGGTTTCCAGCCCTGCCGGAATCTCGTCGATATGGCAGTAGTTTTTTACCGTATCCTCTGCATTTTCAAGCGCAAACTCCAAGTGGACTTTCACTGTCTCATCCGGGTCGCTTATCCCGAGAAGCGCCGACAGCCTTTCGACTGTCAGCTTGCTTTCCTCTGCCATACCGCGCCTCCTAACCGATCTTATGCTTGATTGCTACAATTCTAAGCTGCTTCGGTTCATATACCGGTTTCCAGTTCTCTGCCTTGGCAAGTTCTGCACGAAGCGGTGTCTCTACATGCTCACGAACAGCTCCGGTGTATGCAATTCCTCTCGGATGCAGGATAAACGCCTTACGGTTGATAAGATAATCGATACCGCCGCCGGTCTGCTTATCACGGTCAACCTCTGTTGAAACAAATCCTACCGGAGAACCATTGCCGTAAGCTACCGCACCATTGCCAAACAGGTATGTCGTATATACGCCACCGGAAGTTACCGGGCAGCCATCATCCACGGTCACGCGTCTACCCTGATAGGTGTCAAACTCAACATCCGTAGAATCACGCTCTGTCTCGATCAGATTCAGCTTTTTCAGATAAGACTTTGTCGCCGAGTGCATCGCTACGCCGGATAACTGCGCCTGCGCGTCGCCGAGCAGCTGGCATGCGTCAATAAACGCAGATGCGCTGATCTGCTTTGCCGCATCCGTTTTTCCGGTGGTAAGGTCAAGAATATGATCTGCCATTCTGGTTTCCGCCGCCGGTGTTCCCTCTGCCCCCGCAGTAGTGGTGCCGAACACTCCGGCAAGAATTGAGATAAGCTCCTTCTGCATATCTCTTGCCCAGTAGGATGCTACCAGGTCACCGATGGCTTTCATCGGATCGGCTCCGGCCAGTGCTGCAGAAAGATTACTTGCTCCCCACATATTCTGTCTGTAAATCGTGGTGGATACGTCCTTGTTGGAACCGATTTTCTTTGCGGTCATCTTCACATCCTCAAGGATTGCCTCGGACTCACCCTGTAAATCCTCGAAGAACGGCATATTGTGTGTTCTGGCTGCCTCGCTTGCCAGTGCATCAAATTTCGGGCTGTTTACCACGATTCCGCTCTGGAAGAACGCGGACAGCTCCATTGTTCTGTTGATTACATACCGGTTAAAAAGCTCCGGTACAATTACGTCTGCAATCTTTGTAATTGCCATAAATTATCATCCTCTCTTTCTTACAGTGTTACTCCGGCTGCTGCCGCAAGTTCTTTTGCCTGCGCCGGATTTTCTTTTAACATACGTCCCTGTTCGGTCAGATTAAAAGTGTCTTTTGCGAATGGATTCGTTACACCGCCTGCACCGCCATTCTTCGGGTTGTACGGCGGTTTTGACTGCTCCTGCTTGAACAGGTGAGCCATAGCCGCATCATCTTTGTATGGCTTCACAACCTCTTCCACGCCGATCGGCTTTCCTTCCTTGTCGAAGTTGAACTTCTCAAGACCACCGGCTTTGTAGATCAGATAATCCGGATCAAGTACGCCCTGCTTTGTGAGGGAATCTTTCAGCGCATAGGTCTTCGCAATCTCCTCGCTTGCAGTCTGCTGTTTTTTAAGTTCACCCTGCAGATTGGCAATAGTGGTCTGTAACGTCTCGTTATCGGCATTGTTCTTCTTTAAATCTCCGATAGTTGTGTTGAGTGTCTTAATCTGACCGGCAAGATTCTCTTTTTCTGCCACGGCGGTATCATACTTGCCTTTGTCAACATACTGACCAGATCCAAGGTCTGCAAGCTTTACCTGCTTATCCTTATTCTCCGGCTTTCCATTATAGGCATTGACGGTATCTGACACCTGCTTATAGAGATCCTCGCCTAAAATGTCTTTTAAAAATTCCATAGTTTCCTTTCCTGCACCGTTTTTAAGCGTGGTGTCTCCACAAGCAGTATGCAGTTTTGATGCCATGCATAAGGGCAAATTGCCGCAGTTTAAACGTCATAAGGCTTTCGGACAATATAAAAACAGGACTGCCGGAGGAACTTACTTGGCGTCACCTCTACGCCGTTCGGTTCATAAATTTCCGGTTGTCCTGTTATTATTAAAATACTTCTGCTTTGCTCTGTGTTTTCGTATCTGGTGGATGTTCCTCCGTACTACTTAGCATTTTATCAAGCTCTACCACGCGCTTACTAAGAGCCAGAAATGTTTCTATGTTTTCAATTCCGCACTTTTTCTGCAACTCCAAGCACAGTATAATCTGGTTCTCTATTATTTCTCGATTCATCATTCCTCCTTCTGATTTTGGGTATAAAAATACCACCTAACCGTTATTGGCTGGTGGTATTATTCTGCGTCTTCCCAACTATTCATTTTTTCACACCGTTTTTTTTCCTTTTCAATGTCCTTTTCCAGTTCTTCAAGAGTTCGTTCCGTATCTTGCACCGGACCATCGTAATATTTCTTGCTCATTATAATTTTCTCCACTTTATTCCGTAGTCCATTTCAAACTGCTCTAACGCTTTTATATTTGCTTCTATGCCTTTATTATATCCACTTTTTCTGTATTTTTCAACAGTCTCATCAAATAATCTTTGGGAAAACGGCTTGTCGCCAACCTCATATACATATACATCTCCATTATGACATACAACAATTCCCTTTCTGTATCCCCTATAACCCGCTGACGCAAAATCTGCTCCAGTCGGAGGAATATTTGTTCCATGATTATGTATACTTATAAGTGTTCCTCTTGGTTCTATTTCTACCGCATCTCTCAGGCTTTTATTATACTCAACTATATTATCTTCTTTTGCAGCAACGCTTTTCCCTTTTATCTTTCCATCGATGACACTAATTAAATACATATCTTCTTTATTAGTTCCGTTTCGATGTACTAAAATGTCGCGTGCTTTCTGCCATATTGCCTTCTGAGTATTTTCATTCTCATCAAGATTCTCAAACTTCTTTCTATACTCCGTGCTCTTTACAAAACCTACATCAACCTTATTGTCATGCGTCTTTTGTGAATACTTGCCGCTAATTCCTTTCTCTGTATTACCATCCGCAAACGATTTCTTCCACTCCTCATACGTCGTATTCTCCGGCACATAATACTTCTTGCCATCTGCTCCGCGTGCAACTCTCTCCCCTGTGGTAAATTCATCGTTGAAATACGGGCAGGTGCATCCCCGGCAATTCGGATGGAACGGTGGCACGGTAACACCAATCTTATAGTCTTTCATCGGAAAGTGCTTCCCGTCCATCTCCCCGCAGGTGGGGCAAGTGTGGCTGTCCAATGTCTCTACCACCTCGAACTCCTCCACCCCAAGATCAGAAAAGCACGTTTCCTGTGCCTTTGCAGAAAAAGCCGCTGATTCCGTCTGAACGATTCGCGCCGCCTGTGATCTGCTCACTTTCATGTTCTGGGATATTTCCCGTATAGCTCGATCCGGCGATTCTCCGGTGATGCACATCCGCGTCAAGGAATCGTGCATATTGTTAATCAGCTTCGTTTTATCCGTCCAAATGCGGTCCGAGAAGTTGCGTCCATCCACCGCCCAGGGCTTATGTATGATGTCATTAACCTTTTCCGGATTAAAGCTCTGCATCTGCCAGCCAACACCGATACCTCGCTGCACTTCGTATGCAGTATGGTAATACCCGGATGTATACAGATTTGTGATATGTTCATCGATGGAATCATGATAATTTCCGTACAGCTTTTCAATTTCCTGCTGTGTCTGCACCTTGAGCGCTTCCAATCTGCTGATATGCACCTTTGCGGATACGTTCTCAAGCTGTTTCGCCCACTGCTGATTTATGCCATTCTCGCGCCCGTATTTAATATAATCCTGCACATCCCACCGGAACTCTTCCAGTTCGTCACTGTTAAGCAAACATCTGGCTTCCACCATTGAAATGCCGTTGTTGGCAGCAAACCGCTGATACCAGGCGTTAATCTTCCCGTCAAGCGCCTGCTCTGCCCGCCGGAACTCCTGCTCAATCTCCTGCACGGTCTGAACGGACGTATCATGCTGTGATTCTTCCAACTGCCGGAAGCGCTCCTGCCAGTATTCACTTGTCCGTTCTCCCATGCAATCACCTCATTTCACTGCTCGGCATCTGCTTTCTCATTGCTATCTGTTTCAGTGCTATTTTTAGATGCATCAAAAGCACCGGCGTAAGCATCTGCCTTCTCCTGTGCTTCCTGTGCCTCTTTCTCCAACTGCTTCAATTCAGCGTCTACATCCTCGACAAGCGGATGCGCTTTAAGAATCGTCTTTTTACTGACAATCCCAACCGAATCCTTGCAAATCTGTGCCTGCTCCGTGTCATTTTTTACACAAGTGCGGGTCCATGTCTGGATAATTTTCTTGCAATCAATTCCCTCATGGCGGCATATCGCTCTTACCAGACGGGCGAACCCAAGCTGGAACTCCGTCTCCGTCAGCCCGGCTTTCATTTCAAGCAGCGAGTACATGAATTTAAGCGCTTCTCCACTCTGATTTCCAAAGTTCTCCGGCTGCGGATCAAATCCCTGCCCCTGTTCAAAAATAGCCTTTCTGGTGGCTTCTAACACGCTGTTGCGGGCTTCAATCGGAATCTCAATGTTGAGTGTACTCACCCCCGGGTTGCTGCCCTCATCACCGTCCACCTTAATGGTCTTGTATTTTTTTAGATCTGCCAGAAACGTATTGAGGTCCGTGCCGCCATACCCAGACAGGACAATTATCAGTTCCTGAATATCATCCAAATCATTAACAAAACCGCTGTAGACCTTGTCATATACGTCTATCAGCGGCTTAATGTTTTTCAGATCATTTGTATTCGTGTTGTTGTTCGGGAATGGAATAAACGGCACCTCTCCGAATTCGTGCCGATATTCTGCGGTAAAATCGCCGGTATCCGGCACCATGAACGTATTGTAGTAGAACAGCCCATCATCCAAGGTATCGCCGTTCTTCCGTCGGAATGACCAGCAGCTTTCCTTATCCCAATACTCATAAATTGCATAGGTATCTCCTGTTTCCTCGTCGATTTCATCGTACATACGGAGAACACCTAGCAACTTCTTTTTCAGATTGTGGGATTCGATCGGAATAATCTGCTTGCTGTCGACTACCGCCCACTGGAATGTTCCATCTTCATCCTCCCAGTAATGAATCCATCCCACCGACGCATTGGCAGCATTGACGCACAGCTCCATGCAGTTTTTCCGGTATTCATCACCGAGTACTTCTGTCACGACTTCATTTCCATGCTCATTCCCGATATCGAAGAGCGGCGGTGCTGTGAACATATAAGCGGCTTTCTGGTTTACGATGAGTCCGTGAAAGTTCCGTGGAATCCGGTTATCTGCATTACGCAGAGGGTTATCAGAATCCTCTTTCTTTTTCTCGTCTTCGGACTTGACTTTCACCAGAATATCCGTTTCATTCCGGTAGTACCGCTCCGCCTGCATCGCCCGCAAGGAAAATCGTGTATGCCCAGGTTCGTATTTTCTTATGAGTTTTTTCATTACCTCAAGTTCCATGTTCTCACCTCTATTTTAAAATGCTGATGCCGCCCGGCTTGCGAATAATCGTATAACAGAAATACCGAAGAGCATCCATCGCATGATCGTGCAGCTTTACCGGTTTATCCTCGCCACGCTCAGATGCTTTCTGGTCCCAGATATATGACCCAAACTCTTTTATAGTGTTTGGGCACTGGTCACTAATAGCTATCAGATCCTGGTTTAACAATGATGCTACAAACCGGATACCATCAAGCACATCATTTTTCGCCTTTTTTATGGTATAGCCACGTTTTTTCAACTCGGCTATAAAGGATGCTGCCGACGGGTCAATGATTATTTTGACAGGCTTAATCCCAGTAAGCCATCGCTCCAAGTCATCTGCATATTCTGTGTCTGTTTTCTGTCGTTCCTCATCACGACCGGAATAATAGTACTCCCGGCAACACACCCACCGTCCGGAACGCTCTTTGCACCACAGCAGGAATACCGTGGCATTTTGCGTACCATAATCGCAGGATACATAGTAATTCGTATTGACCAGATCTGACAGATTCGATATCACATGCTTGGCAGTGTCGAACATATCGTAGATAATGCCCTCTGCCATCGCCCACAAGCCACGGATATACCGCCGGTAGAATACACCTGTATACATACTGCGGTATCTTTCCTTGATTTTCTCCGACAGAGATAAATTATCATCCATCGTAAAATGCAGATATAAAATCTCTTTTAATCCAGGATCCCGGTTCTCTGCTGCAGCTTTTTCTCTTATCTCCTGTGTTTTCTTTTTCCCCAGATATCCAGTTGCTTTGTCAATCCATCCCGTCTTGAACCAATGATACGGTCCGTCCGGGTTACAGTTGAACCAATACTTCGATCCCTCAACAGAGCATCGTCCGGTTGCCTGATTCACGAAGCTTTCCGGCATCAGCGCCACTTCATCAAAAAAGACCCCAGCCAAGGTAATACCCTGGATAAGGTCTTGTGAACGCTCATCTTTGCCGCCAAATATATAAAAGTAATTGGTCGTCTCTCCTCTTGTCACAACGACCAGATTGTCAGCTCTATGGTCTGCTACAGTATAGCCGCGGCTCCGTAACATCACTTCAAGCCAGAACAGTACGTTACGCCGGAAAGAGCCGATTGTCTTTCCGCACATACCAAAGTTCTGACCGTTAAATTGTGTCATCGCCCACATCACAAAGGACAACGACATACATACCGTTTTACCGGAACGGATTGCACCATCTGCAATGATGCCATCCATATCCTTAACTGGTGATGTATCGCACCACCAATTTAATACCATGCGCTGTTTCTTAGAAAAGGGCTTGAATTTGAATGTCTGCTTAATTTTCTTCATCCATCCAATCCTCCGCGGCACTTCCCTGCAGCGCTTCTAAGAATCCGTCATCCGCAGTCTCTTCCTCATCGTCGGTCTGCACCTTGGCTTTTAGCAGTGCAATTTCAGCCCTCTGCTTATCCGTTGCAAGGTCCATATGATCGGATAGCCACTGTAGCGCTTTCATTCGGTCGGCAAGCTTAATCTTGATACCGCTCTGGGTATTGCTTACTTCGCTGACGATTGATCCATCAATTTCCTGTCTCACAGAAACAAAGCCTCCGTGAATATCAACAAAATCCGTCATGTCTGCAAATGCAATGTCCATGTACTTCTGGAAGATGTCTGACTCACTCAAGAGCTCTCTGTTGAGTCGTTCCTGCTTCAGCTGAAAAATCTCCTCTTTTATCCGAACATTTCCTAACAATCTCGGTCCCGCCACCACTGCGGTTGCGTAATCACACTCATACGCTTTCTGATATGCCTTGGTTGCATTAAAGCAACGAATGTAATAAATGCAAAAAAGCTGTTGCTTATCGGTCAAATCAGTATTCTGTATTACTGCTTCAACCTCATGTGCAACAGGCTCTTTCTTTGCTCTCTTCGCTTGCTTATTCTCTTTCGCAACGTTGCGTTCCTTTTTCTCTTTCTTTCGCAACGTTGCATTGCCGCCATCATCCCACTTATACCGGTTCTTCCAGCTCCGCACAGTTCCCTCAGCTATCCCGAGCTGGTTTGCAATCTCTATCAGCTTAAGCCCTTGCTTATACATTTCAAAGGCTTTGTCCGCTCTCGCATCTTTTGCCTTTGGCAAGGACCATCACCTACCTTTTCTTTTTGTTTACATACAAAAAAGCACCCGTCATTAAACGGGCGCCTTCTCTGGGTTGGGGAAGTTGCAAAAAGCAAATGGCTCTTGGCTCTCTCAATTCACTTCTTGCAGTTTATACTATAGCATTTTAAAAACGAAAAATCCGAAAAAAACGAAATTACTTTTATGCTGCTCTCATAAAATTATTAAATTCCATTCGTATGCTATCACCGGTTGCTTTCCTCCCTATCCGGTCTGCCACTCTCTCCCAACTCATTCCCTCAAAGAACTTATACCGGATGATCCTCTGCATCCGTACCGGTATGCCGTTCATCCACTGCTCCACCTGCAGCTTGATCTCTTCCGACTGGGCTTTTCTCTCTTCCAGCATTTTCTCTTCTATACGCAATTGCGCATCATCCGTGTATGTGAACGATGTTCCTTCAATCTTGAAATGTGTCTCTGCGTATGGGAAATCATTCATCGAACCTTTTACACTTCCTGTCACAATCGTTTGCCGCTTACGCTGCAATCTCTTAATGTCCTGCTCCGTCTCCCGGATCATCTCACATGCATCTACATACTGCTCCAATATTTTCTTATCTACTCCCACCGTATTCTCCCCTTTCTGGTACTATCACTGCAATGTTTCTGATAATATCATACAATAGGTTTGAAGTGGATTTGTGCCAAGTTTTGAATTTAAAACAATCTCAACTACATATTTGCTATTTCTCCATATCTTCTAAAACTACTTGTATATATTGTTTCCACTTATCCCTATGACCAAATTTATTAATGCTCCACCAACCAATTATAGAAATTATTAGCAAAGCTACCAATGTTCCAAAAGCAAACAACATGCTCATGGTTTGCTCAAACCCCAAACCCCCACTAACTACCGTCACCAAGAGCGACATTACTGAAACAGATTGTGAAATTGTAGACAATGTGCCTTGTTCCAAGCCCCTTCCGTGTTGCCTAATTTGGGCTTTTAACTTCAACCTTTTTGAATCATCTCCGTCGATATATCGATTCACCAATGCTCTTGTACATACAATTTCATTTTTATAACATATATTTTTTCTTTTACAGCTTTCCAATTCATCGCATAATTTTATTATATCATCCATAGTATCTTTCTCCTCCGTTTGTAATAGAAACATTATATTACATTCACTGATTATAATCAATTTATTTCATAGATGAACCAATTTTCCTTACTAATCGTTCCTCCATACCATCCTCATCTGCCCGTTCTTCTCTTCTACCAGATGCGCCATCCTCTGCCGCATCAACCTCTGCGCTGTCCTGCGCCGCCTGTAAAAACTCCTCCTGCTGATCGGGAGAATGCCGTGGTGGGCTTCCAGCATATCGTAACTGGTACCGCGCACGATGGATTCTGTCAGTTCCGCAGCAATAAAGCTGTCCACGCTCATGCAGATCTCGTATACTTCTTTTTCATCCAAGCACATTCCCCCTTTCAAATTTTGCGTAAAAAAATACCAACCATCGAATTATTGACGGTTGGTATAATAGTTAATTACACATTTCATCCAGCGCAGTTTCCAAAACAGATATTATAAATGATGATTTATAACTATCTCCGACGAGTGCCTTTATTATTTTTACAGGTACATTTACAATGTCTAATCCAGTATCTGCATCATCATCCATTGCTTTAAGCCTAAAGATAACATATTTCATTTCTCTTTTAGAGTATCTCTCAGCAATGTCTACGCATTCATTAAATAAATCTAAATCTTTATTACTCTTTGCATCATACATTTCTGAAAGCTCTTTGTACAATTTGCTATCATCTTTTAAATCACTCATATAACGCCCTCCTGTATCCATGTATTAAGGAGATTATACTACATCAACCGTCAATATTCAATTGTCAATGTACTACAATTTTATTTTTATTCCTCTCCCTGCCAGATCTTCGGCGTAGCGTCTGCGTTAGTCATGATCCGCGCCAGCATGGTTTAGCCAAGATACTCTATCATTTCGTCCACAGCGTCTGCTAAAAATCCATCAAATATTCCATCGACTTTCGCAACAAGTTCTCCCGAGTAACCATCCGCTTCCATTTGCGCCCTCCATTTCTTTCAGCTTGGCTTCGGCTTCCTCTTTTGTAAGGAATACGGTTTTCCCAAAATCGCATTTTCTAAAATACGCTCCGATAAAGTGATTTGTTGCTTTTGCATAAATTCTATATTGCTCCCCGCATTCATAGAAAGTTACACTAGAAATAAAAGCTTCATACACTTCATCTTTCATATTTTCATCATATTCAATGTCATCAAACACATTAAACGGAGAAGTAACTACCCATACGGTATCTCCCACCTTGCACGGCAACCGCAGAAGCAATCCCTGCTCCTCGGCATCCTCATCGCGTTTCAGCTTTTCTCTTAAGTCTGCCATTGCCCACATATTACGGTAGAACACGGCAATCAGACCACGGACATCTGAAAATGGGTCTATTGTTAAATTGTCCAGTATTTCCTCGTCAAACTCTGTATCATCTACTGGCAACTCATCTTTTGTCAATGTGACCATGAGGTTTCTGGCGAAATCTCGTGCATCCATTTCCATCTCATAATCTCTATATCTGGCATTACCTTCGCTGTCTACATAGCAACTGTTATGTGCCAGCTCAACCATTGACATATCAGATACGCTTTTATTTGTCGTTAATCTCTCCATACTATCCCTCGCTTTCTGCCCGAAGCCATTTAAGCCATCCTTTTTTATTCCAAGTGCTTCCACCAAGTACGTCTTTCGTCACAGCATCAAACCATTTTGCCAGTTCCTCATCCGTCATGCTTCGGATCCAGTCTGCATTGGTCTGCTGCTTCTTTGCTGCCGTCCTCATACACTCAATCATACTTCCGCTCCTTTCCACAACACCGTAACTGATACGGCACCTCTCTGAATCTCTTAAGCGCGTCGCTGCTCACATGCTTGCTCGGGTGTGTCTTCTTCTCGCTGAGCTCCATAGCGCGCCTGCGGCGCTCCTTACTGTCTCTATGCATATTCACACCTCATATGTCTTTCCTATAAACCTCGGATCGCAGTATTTACACTCCTGTTCCATTACACTTGCGATACCTGTCATCGTTTCATACCCTGTTGCAAGGCTGTTGATGTAATATCTGATCCATTCCAGTGTCTCCGCCACCTGCCTTTTTGAGAAATTAAATCCCGTCTTAAGGCATACACCAAGAAGCGCATAGTAATTACAAATCGATGCTGCCAGAAATTTTCCGGCGGTCTGCATGAAACCCGGGGCAATTTTCCTTTCAACCAGGGAAAAACTTTCTCTAAAAGGAACCCTGTTTGCTTCTGCTTTCGCATCAATTCCACACTTTTCTCTCATGTAAAACTGCAACTGCTCTGTCGATAATCCGCCTGCCGCCGTTGTGTTCAAATATTCCGTTATGATCTTTTCAACTTTCATCAGTCTCTTATATCCAAATCCAAACTTGTCATGAAGAATCTGAAATGAAATCAACCGAATATTCAAAAAAGATTCTTCGATCAGATCATTGGTATTGCTTTGTGTCTTTGCGTAGCGCTGCATCCGAAGCAGTTCGTCTTTGGTATACCCCAATGGCTGCATACGCTTTCTCTTTCTTGCCAATGCATTACTCACTTATTTGCACCTTCCTTCGCTTTTTTATCCCACTTTTCCACAACTCTGATCGTCTTGCCTGCTTCAAGCGTTGCCACAATATCCTCTCGGTATGGGTCATACATGCTCGTTCTTTTTCTTCTCTCCATTGCCCTGTCCTCTCATAACTTTTTCAATCATCTCTTCCTGATTCCGCTCTGCAATATGATCCCGAACCGATTCCTCCGGGAATGCAATCTGATATGTCCGCTCCTTGATCCGGTTCGTGATCCGGTCATCGTACCGCAGGCTGTCCAATGATTCGTTGCTTGTGAAGATCGTCACTTTCTTGTTGATGTACCGCTCGTTGATGATCTGATACATCTTGTCGTTTATCCACGCCGCCGGGGATTCCACGCCGAAATCATCGATAATCAGCACATCCACCGTGTTAAGCGCATCCAGTAACCGGCTCTCACTGTATTCGGCATCCCGCCGCCATGTATTCTTGATCTCCTGCAAGATGGTCAGCGATACCGCGAACTTGACTGCATAGCTTTTCATCAACTCATTTGCAATCCCGGCAGCAATCCGGGTCTTCCCGCTGCCCTTTGTGCGGGACCAGATAAATAGCCCCATTCCCTGCTCCCTCTGAGTTCCGAAATCTTCCAGGTAAGCCTTTATGATCCGGCAGGCATCCGTAACCGTCTTTTTGCTGTCTGGCTGTCGGTACACATCCGTGCGGAAGGTTTTCAAATCCATCCCCCGGAATGCTTCCGGTATGTCTGCAAACCGCAACCGCCTTGACATCGCCGCCCGCTCCCGGCACTTACATTCCACCGCCGTTGTGATACCGTCCTTTTCGGTCAAGATCCACTCGGTGCCATTGCACAACGGACACACATCAGAATCCCTCAAATTCTCCGGTGTCTCCAAGTTCTCCGAGCCGCTCATTGATCGATTTTTCATGCGCTGTAGTATTTTCTCCAGCGTTTGTTCCATCTGCTCCATTGCCCGCTCCTTTTAGATACTGCATAAATACGTTCTCGCGAAGCCAGTTTTCCGCTTTCTTGATATACCGCTCCGCCGTTCTGTCCCGCCGGCAAGCATCCGCATAATTCCGCGCCGCCCGTATCAGATCATCCTCCGGTACGCCAGCCATCACCGCATTGCAGTATTCCGATTCTGCCAGATAGCCAGTACACTTTTTCGGGTAGGCTGCAGCAAATTCCACGAACCGCTCCACGGGGGATATAGGGGGTGTATTTCTTCCCTTCTTTCCTTCTTTCTTTTCTTCTATTGTTGGCGTTAGAATGTCGTTAGAATGTCGCTTGCTTGTCTCTTGACTGTCGTTTTGCTTGTCGCTCGTCTGGTATAAATCGTACTTAACCACTGTAAATACGGTATATTTGTTTGTCGTTTTGCTTGTCACTTCGCCTGTCTTTTTCAAATGCGAAATTGCTGTCCGAATTTCGCGCTCCGTAAGTCCAGTTTCGCCCGCCAGCTTCCCGATGGACGAGACAAATGATCCACGCGAAACCGTTGTCCCTTTAAAATTTCCATCCTTCCAGTTGGCTTTCAACAGCATGTGGATGAACAGCCGGGTGGTATTGATATCCGTGTACCATTCCCATTCCAACAGCCCCCGGCTCAATTTTATGTAGTTGCCATCCAATCATCCCACCTCCCGGATCAATACCTCTATCCGTGGGTTTTGAGTATCTACGTCAAACCGATCGCTGAACCCAACAATATGTTCCCATCCATCATTTTTCAGCACTCCTTTGTTGACCAGTGCATCCTGAATCACTTTGCGCCCAAACGAAGATATATTATCGAGATCCCGGCGCTTGTTCTTTTCAAACCATGCATATTCCATATACACCGGCTTCTGGATCTTAACTCCACGCAAACACTGCTCTATATACGCAGATACGATTCTTTCGTTATTCGCTTTCAGTTCTCCGCCTTTATATCTACTGGATTTATCTGCACGGATGAAGTCGTTCAAATTATCCAGTCTCCCATGGATTACCAGTAAATACTCCAACTTCTCTCCTCCTCTCAAACGCCAGCTTCATAGCAAGGCGCTTCGACTGTATCGCTCTCGCGCGGTGCAATTCCTGTGCCAAATACTCATTTAATTCCTTTTCATCAACCGGATCTCCTGGGATGGGGCGGTAATAGCCAGCGCCCACATTGATAATGCAATCCCCATTCCGATTAGCATCTTCTATATTCTTTCTAAGCGCCCTATCTTCATACGATTTTGTCGGCCGCAGTAATGGGCGCGCATGTCCATAGGGAATATCATTTATCGTTTTCATATACCCCTTTCCCCTCCGGGACGACCCCGGAGGTATCATCATGGCTTCGACAGTTCGTGATATAATAAGTCTCCGCATGATCGGTTTCTTTCGCCTACAGGCGGGTGTTTCAACCCTCTTTTACAAAACAATGCCGTAAACCTTATACATCTCCCGAAAACGTTTCACTCCGAGTTGATGTGCCATCGTGTGGTGCATCCGGCAAAGGCAGATTTTCTTATATCCAGAATCATCTATTCTGCGCCGGTCATTCCCCATACCGATCGCATCCTCGTGATGGATTTCTCCGTCTTTACCGCATATAGCGCACTTCTTATGCATAATGCAGTAATAGAGGTACTTCCCTATATCATCCGTGCGCTCTATTGCATTTTCTGACAGCGGTATTCCCTCTTCCAGAGCAAATTCGAGTATCGTATTGATAAACTCCCGCGCCGTGTCCATCGAACAATTAGAAAGACTAAAATAAGCGTCGCCCGTGCGAATCATATGCTGATATTTCAGGATCTGTTTCATTTCTTCCGGCAAATATCCGGTGTAGTCTGCTATATCCCGGATTGTTGCATAGGCTTTCTTACGCTGCTCCGCGGAGATATGCCGCCCATCATCAAATCGGATTTCTGCATTTTGAATTCTTTTCTTTCGGAGCATGTCCCCAAGCTGCATATCTGGAACATATATCATAAGGTCCGTACCATTCTTGTCCTCCCGGTACTTCTTAATATCCACAAGCGCGTGCATCACTCATCATCCTTTTTTCCAGCTTTTGAAGCAATCGTTACCTCTAATTTTCTCATGCATCTGTTCCACTGATTGATGTCCATCTCCTGCAAAGTGTTCACATGAAATAGTTCCACAACCTCATCCATCGTAACTTTTGCCTCATTCAATTTTTCAACCAGCACTTTGTATTTGATGTCATCAATTTTTTGTGATGCATACTGTTTAAATACAATGTTCATATCCTGATCAACAATTTCTAATTCGTCGATCTTTCTGTCCGATGTGTATGTAATAAGATTGACACTGAACTTTTTCTTAGTTGTGGCTTTTCCATTGTTGTCTGTCTTAATACCCGCATCTTTCGCGTTAATCCATATATACGGTGCTGTATAAAGTTCCCTGCCTATTCCGTGCTTAACACAGGCTCTTTTAAATGCATCCGAAGCCCGCCCCTTTTCCTTTGCTGTGTACGATGCCGTTCCGACATCCTCTTTTGCTATCCACATCTGTTTGGCTTCATCCCAAGCAGAAATAATGCAGTATAAATCGCCATCGATGACTTCATACTTATCCTGCCATCCAAGCGGACCGTATTTCTCATCCAAGCGTTTCTGACCATCTCTCGATGTGACATAAAGCAATAACGAGAGCCCTTTTTCTGAAATTTGCTGTATCCTACAGCTTATCTCGTTCGCCTGCAATAACGTACTTTCCATTTCTTCCACCTCTCAATCGTCAAAATAAACCGTTGTATCATCCAAGCACCGATCACAGTAATAATCTCCACCTATCAAGTGTGCCGACTCATCCTGTATGTGCTCACCGCAGCAAACACATACAGGGCGTCGCTGCAACCATGCCTCCTGTGCGCTGTCTCTCTCTTCATAATCCCGTCTATCCGGCGCGATCTCAATCATCGATATACTCCCACTCTCCTTTGTCGCCATTGTCACTGATCTTAAGTCTCACTGCTGTCTCTGGCGAAACAGCCAGCACCCCGCTAATGCTCCCGTCATCCGTAACGGTAATAGTGGCAATTCCCGCAATGCCGACCCCTTCCAGTGTTTCCGGCAATTCCCGCAACACATCCACAAGATTGCACATATCCTTGTTACATAACCTTGCTTTCATTCAAAAAATCCTCCACTTCCAGCTGCGTCCATTCCGTTGCCCGGGTCATTCGCTCCATCTTCTCCTCGCGGCGCTGCCGTTCTGTCTCCCCGGTAACGCAGTCATCACACATACCATTCCGACCCTCGCCCGGGTCCATCATGCAACCGCAGCACCTACATTGATACTCGTACATTGACATATCCTCCACATCAGTGTTACAATAAACGCAGAAATACTTATGTATTCCTACGGTAAATAGCACCTGCGTTCGCCAAAACAGTCAGGGTGCTATTTTTTTGTCCAAATCGATAAACTCCACATCCGCATCCAGCCTGTCCCGTCTGCGGATAAAGTAAAAACATGCTTTCCGCCGCTCGGCTCTGCTCAGCTCCACCGACATGATCGCCAAGCCCGCCAATGATACCAACGCGCCTAACGCAATCACGGCAATAAGGTAGTAATAATAAATGCCGTCTGCATCACACATTCCACCGAAAAACATTATGCCGACTCCGACCGCCGTAACGATCTTGCCTATCCTTTTCAACGTTCTCACCCCTTTCTTACGGCTTGT